TCTTGACGCTCTATCTAATATTTTATCTTTAATAGACATAATTAATTATCTTTTTAGTTTAGAAATAAAAGATTTATTATCAGAACTAAAATTAGAGTTTCTTTTTAGTTTAGAAATAAAAGCTTTATTATCTGCATTGTAACTAGAGTTGCCTTTAGTCTTATCTTGAATAGTATTTGCTGCAGATGGATCTTGATGTGGTGGATGTGCTTCAGGTCCAAAACCAGCTGCTGCTCCACTTGAATTATATTGAACAGGTGTTTTAGTTGTCATTTGTGTTTTTGTCATTAATATATACTCCCAGTTATTTTTATTTTTCCAATGAAATTTTCCATTTCATTTTCTTGTCTTGTTTGTTCTAAGACTACTTCATCATTAGGATTCTGCATAGCTTTCTTTATCATAGCTGCAGGTTCAATTGCTGCAGGATTTTTTTCATAAAATCTTGCATTAGCTTTTTTAACATCTTCAACTGAATAGTTTTTAGTGTTATGGTTACTAATACTTTGTCTTGTAAATGGGTTACTCATCTTTTAAGTCCTCCGTTGTGCTTAATTTTTTAGTTAGTATAGATTGAAAACATGATTGTGTAAAGGTCGGAAGTAACATTTCGCTAATAGGGTTCTTATCATGGCTAGTAGACCACGAAATACAAGGAACTCCCTTCTCGTCCCAGGCTACTAGAGCATATCCTTTCATATCCATTTTATCACAAATAGAGATACAAGCATCCTCAAAAGCCATTACTACAGCATCGTCTTGTATTTTTTCTGCTGCTTTAGAACTAATAGGTCTATGTTTAAAAGGCCTAAGATTATTAAGAGTAATAATGTTTGTCTTTGGTGATGTATTTTCTTTTTTCATAATCTTCATCTTCAGGGTCATCAGGGTGTGTTACTAAAAAGCCATCACGAATACGCATTAAGGCTTGAACACAAGTATCATGTATGTCATCATGCTTTCCATAAGGGAAAGAACCTGATTCGTCTAATACACTCTTAGTCCAATCTTCATCTAATGTAAACACTAACCCTCCTTCAAACATTGCAGCTATTGAGTGAGTTCTAGAAATTTTATCTCTATCTGGATTAAAAGTAACTACAGGAACACCGGATCTTCTCATATCTTGTATAAGAGATTGACCTGAGGCTCGTTGTTCTATAAGAACTTGATCTGGTTTCCATTCTTCATAACTCTCTTGTGCTCTTTTTCTTAAATCAGGATACTCTAATCTTTCTTTCCAAGCATCTAATAATATAGCAGCAGCATAGGGTTGATTACTTTCATCACGAGCATTAAAAACTCCCCAAGTAGTACAAGCTGAAAAGTCAGCACTACTTTTTGTAGAGAAGGCAGTATCATAAGATTGAAGTACATAAGACAGAGTTGGTATTTTTTCTCCTTCATAAATATTCCACCACTCTCTTTTAATAATGGATCCTTCATCATTACTTGGTTGTTGTTGATAAAGAGCTTGCCATACACGTTGACCTACAGTTGCTTTAATTTTATCTAAATCTTCTTTCGAATAAGCTTCAGGCCATAAAGCCTGATTTTTTGAATCAACAGCGGGTAAGTCTAGAACTTTCCAATCTTCTTTACTCTCTGCTAATATGTGTCCTGCTAAATCATCTTGGTGCCATCTTGTTTGAATTATAATAATTTTTCCACCAGGTTGAAGTCGAGTGTAAGCTACTGATTTATACCACTCTACTAAATTACGTCTTTGTGTTTCTGATTCTGCGTCTTCTCTTCCTTTAATAGGATCATCGATAATAAGTAAATGAGCACCTCTTCCTGTAATTGCTCCTCCAGCACCTACAGCAGAGTAAGTTCCACCTTGCATAGTATGAAATCTTTTTGCAGAAGATGAATCTGATCTGAGGCCCACTTGTGGAAACACACTGTTAAAATCAGGAGAAGCTATTTGGTTACGAACCTTACGTCCAAAGTCATCAGCAAGTTCTTGAGCATAAGTAGATTGAATTACAAATTCATTTGGATTATTTCCTAAATACCATGCTGGAAAAAATTCTGAACAGAGCATTGATTTTCCATGCCTTGGCGGCATAAAGACGGCTAGTCTGTTTATTTCGTTTTTTTCTAAAGCTTCTAGATTTTTTGCAATTAATTGTATATGTGCAGGGTCCTTGTATCCAGGATATATATGTTTAGCATATTCAAGTAAGCTATTTCTAGCTTTAGAAGTTGATAGTATCTTAGTAAGATGTTGAATGACTTCTCCAGCCCTTGGATCTTTAGTCTTTTTGTATAGGGCTATCGCTGACTTTAGTTTCTCTTTGATCTGAATTTTTTGCATTTTTTTTTCCCTCTCCTATACCACCAGCTTTTCTATACTCTTCAAATTGTTTTGCTAAATTATCAAAAGGTTTAATCTCTTTTTTAACAATTTTTTTCCAATGTAAAGAAGTTTGTCCTAATCTGTCCATATACCAAGCTAACTTAGAAGCATCTGCAAATCGAGAGTTAACCATTTTTTGATGATGCAAGTCTCCCTCTTTTTCGGGGTGTCCTTCTTTGTAAACTCTTTCTTTAAAAACTTCATCATTATTATTACCCGTGATGTCAGCTCTATCATGTAAAACTTTTATAGGTACATCTTGCATGATATCTAACATGTACGCAATCTCTGAGACCCACGCATCATTTTGACCATGTAGACTTATATGATCTAAACATCTAAACCAATCCCAGGGTACAATAGGAAAGATACTATACGGATGTCCAGTTTGTTCTTTAACTCTTAATAACTTAAATTGACCATCAAACTTATTAATTTCTAAATCCCAATTTTTTGTTTGCATAATCGCATCATCATTAAAGATCATGATCCAAGTGCCTTGAGCATATGAAGCTAAAGAATTATTATATTGATGTAGGTTTTCGTAACCTAGTCTTTTAAACTTAATTACTGATCTAGCTGGATGTTTGATATCTCTTAAAAAATCTATACTCTTCTGATCATCGTCATCTACTCCAAAAAGAAGTTGAATTTTACTCGGATCAGAAGCATTATCTAATAATGATTCTACACATTTTTTAATTAAGGGTACCCTCTTCCTAGTAGGAAGTAAAACCGATATAGTCATAATTTACTCTATTTCGTTTATGATACTATATAAACAAAAAAGTTTGCCCACCATCACCCCCTATTCAAGTCAGTCTCCCGACAACAGAATATCACCTTAAATATCGTTATATAAAATTTTTTTTTTTTTTTACACAAAAATTTATATACATTTAAGCCATTAATCACTCTTTCTCTATCTTTCTCTTTAGAAGACGCCATTTCACGTTTAAACTTAATACGATTAAAAAGTATTTAAACTTAATACGTTTTTTAAATAGCTTAGATTATTAGAGTAAAAAAAATTTTAAGAAAAGATAAGATAAAAAAAAAGCGTCTATAAATTAATATAGACGCTTTAATTCGTTAATTAAATACTAAAGACTATTTACTAGATTTCTAAAGTATTTATTATTCTCTATTATTTCGTTCGAAACTTTATTTTCTTTTATATAAGTTTCGTTAGAGTTTAATAAATCTAAGTATAAATTTTTCTTAGATTTATCGATATAAGAATTTATATCGATTAATAGATTAACTTTTTTAAATCTATTATTTTTCGTAGTATCGTATTCGATATCTATTTTTCTATAATCGTTATTAAAAGCTAACTTTACGCTAGTCGATAATTTAGCTTTCTCATAGATATCGTACGATTTACTTTTAGAACGCTTATTATTTACTAATCTAAATAATATTCGTTTATTAGCGTATTCTCTAAAAGATAACGCTATTTTATTTTCTACTATTTTTTCTTCTTTTTTATTAGTAGTTATATTTTTCATTTTATTACTTTCTAACTTTCTTAAACTCTTTTAGAATTAAAAGATTTAATTTAAAAAAGTTAATCTAATTCTAGTTATTTTTTAACTAAAGTAAATAAAAAAAGTATCTAAATTTGTTCTCTTTTCGTTCTCTTTTATACGTTCTCGTTTCGTTCTTTTAGATTATAGTATAAGTATAAATTAAGATTAATAATAACGTAAGTAATAACTTTCTAAAATAGTAAATAAGCATTTTTTAACTTTCTAATTTAATTAATAATAAATAATTAATAATCTATTTAAAAAAAAAATATACGTTTTAATTCGTTTTATATTATTTTTAAGTTAGGTAAGGTCTAGAGCTTTTTTATTATATCCTGATCCCTACTGATCCGCCTTGATCCTTTGATCCCTACTGATCCACTAGGCACAAGCATGATCATCACCGCAACAAGCAACTAGCATCATTGACACAAAGACGGCGGCGGCGTGTTATTGTATGTTGTGTTCTTTTTCTATTTTGTTTAGGTATGTAGATAGATCATCATCGTTCATAGCATCTAGTGTCGAGTGTTGTACTTCTTTCTTCTCAATCAAGAACCCTAACAATTGGGCCTTCAGCCTTATCGCATTGACCGCGGCAGAGTATTGTTTCTTGGCACAAGCATCTTTGTACACCACGTCTAGCTTTTCGACCTCTTGAGACACGCTTTCACCAGTCAAGCGCCTAGCATCAGCCCTCAATCTATCGATGTACTGGATAATCTTATCTTTCTTTAAGTTTCTTGCAGCCTGGACGTGAGCAGAAGTTTCTGAGTAACCTGCGTCAACAGCAGCGTTCCTCTTACCTTTTCCGACAGCTATACCCTCACAGAACTTCTTTTCCATTGAGGATAAGGTTGCCTCGTTAGTCTGATGGAGTTGGTCTATAGTTATCGCCATATTTATCCTAATATAGCGATTATTTCAACAATGTAAATTGTATTATAATCTAGATTTATGCCATGAAATTATATCTTTAACACCATGATGATTTTTAAATTTAACGTGGACAGATCCTGTATGTCCATCGTCAATGTCAACGATAGTTTCGGGTACAACAGTTTGTTTACTATGGTAAATTGATATGTGGTAGTTTTCGTTTTTACCTCGACCTTGCAATCTGTATTCTTTTTCGTCTTGTTCAGTCATTACATAATCACCATCAAGTATGCAATTTTCTACATAATTGTCTAACTTTTGTTTCATTAAAGCCACAGGGTCCATACTTTCTCCTTTTTAGTTATTTTTTACTTAATCTAAAAATAAAGAATAGATAACAACAATATACAATATTATTAAAGATTACAAGCCTTAATTATATCTTTCTCATTATGATAATGATCGTGAAATTCTTTATTATTTATTATCTTGGAAACATAACTTCCTAATCTACTATCGTGTTCAAACGACCAAGAACCCACTACGTTATCATTATAAAAGACTAATCCGTCTTCTGGATTAACATCATGACCTTCATAAAAATCTTTAATTTCTTTACCAGATTTACTTGTATAACGAAATATTCCATCAGGCATAGTTTTATCAAGATTAACTTTACTTATTTTACTCATCTTTTTTTTCCATAATTTTCTTCTAAAATAGTAAAAGGCATACTCTTTATTTCCAGTAGTAAAAACTGCTTCACCGTTTTCGTCTAATACGGAGTATTGGCCATTACTTAACATTGATACGTATGGTTTTTGTTTACTCATTTTTTAAACCTCCATACGTTGGCGTCAACACTTTGTATATGTTTTATATCTCGTTTAATTCTAGCTGCATGTATTTGGTCTATATCTACTCTAGCTAGATATCTTGCTGAATAGTAAGTTTTATGAAATAAAAATTTATCAAGAAGAAAAACAGAATACCCTGTTTTATCGTACTTAATATTATATCCTCTATAATCTTCATCACCATAAACGTCTTTTTTATCTTTTAAAAAAGTATGATTATCTGCCATAAAAACCTCCTTGGGCTCTTTCGCAAGATTCACGTAATGCTTTTTGTCTTTCTTGATCTTTTATTTTTTTATTAAAAAACTTATAAAAGAATACACTACCAAGTAGTAATAGTATTGCAAATAAACTAAGTAATTGTGCGTACAACATATATTATTCCCTTTCTATATTTTTTCTATATTTATAAAATATATAATTATTAACAATATTAAACAGTAAAATTACCTTAATTTAAAGTCTTTATTTCAACAGTATAATTAGGAATCATACCTTTAGCCATTGGTTTTCCTATTTGTACATCTTTATATCTAAGAGATTTAGCAAAATCAATAGGAGTAAAGATAACATCAAATCCCCAATAACATTCTAAATACCAATCTTGTATATTTTCGTGCAACATATAACTTTTAGGGTTAGCACCTAAAGAATAAGCAACTCCCCAATCATGTGGTCCTGCCTCCCAATTAACACAAATTTGTTGATCAGAATCAGATCCTTTAGATCCATGTTGTCTACCATAAGTCAACATATTAGTTTCCCAATTTGGATCTTGACCCATATGTCTACACTGTTTATCTACTGCTTTTTTAAAAAGTTTGGCCGCCGTCAACATATCTACTTTTTTAGTTACAAAGTCAGGTAAATTTTTATCTTCTAATTTATCAGACATTTAGTTCCTCCATTCTTTTTGGTATTACTTTCTCATTATCGCAAGTCTTACAACAAACACCTACGTCAGATAAAGGTTCAGGGTTATTTCCCCAACCAGTAAATTCTTTATTACATAATACACATATTTTTGAATCAACTTTATCAGGCATTTAATACCTCAATTCCATCAGGCATTGGTTCGTTAGGCGTTTCTGCATCTTTCCAAGTTGCTCTATAAACAACTGTATCTTTTTTAAAATCAGAAACATACTTATCATACTCAGAAGTAGTCATTTCTTTTTTATATCGATCAAACCAAGCCCTTGCTACGGTGTCTGAAACACTTCTTTTTATAGCCATTCTGATTCTACACTTTCTGGAATAAATATAGCAGGTCCTAATATAGTAGTGCTTGAACCATGCATTTCAGTATATTTTTGAGTTGCTTCTGGATTAGCCTCTAATCTTTTAAGTTTAGCCTCTTCATTAACTAAAAGAACTCCATCTTTTACTCTTACCAATTCGACCCAACCACCAACGAACTTTTGAGCTTCTTGAAGTGTAGGATCTTTTAACTTTACGCCATCTATTTCTCTATACATTTTCTTCCTTTCTATTTTTAGTTATTAATTAAAATTATAAAAAGTATAAAACAATTAATACAATATTAATTATCTCTATCAATAGATATGCTTGGATCTATTTTATTTATGTAAGTGAGTAAATACCATACAAATATATCGTATAAGGCAGCCCTCGTTTTACAAAAATGAAATGATAAATCTTCTTCTGGATACCTACGATCAGCTTCTTTCGTAGCATATTTAGAAAAAACAAAAGTTTCACAACCTCCGTCAAAACTAATAATATCTTCTTTAGAAAGATCAACTATGCGTTTACCTGCAACAGATAAAATATAATTATTATATTCATCTTTTATTTTTTTCCAATTAGCATCAGAAATATCGTTTTTTTGGTGCCAATAGTTAGTATATCCCATATATTCTCCTTTTTAAGTTATAATTATTGTGGGCCGTTACCACCCTTTCGTTTGTTACATAGGCGACTTATTAATGTGCCAGCGTCAACGACCCTGCAAGTAATAAGTAAAATATAACTACATAAAAAACTTATTACTCGCTATTTTATTAATAATCGTAAAAAACTTTAATTATACAATATAATTATTTTTTAAGATTAAATGTTGATTTCTGAGATTTACCAGCTTTACCAACTTCATCTATTATTTCTACTGCAACAAAGCCTCTTTCTCTGTCCCAATCTAAATCTATAGTTTTTCCACCAGCTTTTAAAAAATCTCTAATCTTCATACTATTTTTGTAAAGATTAAATCTTTTCCAGCCATTACAGCCTTCTCTTTTAGGGTTTTTATCTACACAAACCTGTATTCTAGAATCTTTATCATATTTATAAGTTCCCTTATAATCTTTAGGATCCATAGCTTTTACTTTAGCTTTAGGTTT